CTAAAGGCGCTGGAGTCTGGGCAGACGCCATCCGCAGAAATGGTTGCGTATCGGCAGGCACTGCGTGACGTCCCATCCCAGGCCGGCTTCCCCGGCGAAATAACCTGGCCTACCAAACCGGAGTAAAAATATGAGCAGGGCAAGAGATTTTGCGGACATCATTAGCAGTGGTGTCCTGGCTGACGGTCAGGTTAGCTTCTCTGAGATTACTGGAGTCACCGCGACCGCCACGGAAATCAACTACCTTTCCGGGGTCACATCCGGCATCCAGTCTCAGTTCAGCAGCGTTCAATCTGACATTGCCACGAAAGTAGGATCCACTCACACGGGTGATGTGGATATTACAGGCGAGCTCCTGGTTGATAGCTATAACGAAAGTTACGTTTCTCCGACCAGCTCTAGCAACGCGACAACGATAGATTGTGAGGCTGGCAATGTGTTCAGCCATACGCTTACTGAAAACACTACCCTCACCTTCAGTAATCCCCCGGCGTCTGGTACGGCTTACGGCTTTTCATTAAAGATCATTCAAGACGCAAGCGCTTCTGGTTATACCGTGACCTGGCCGGCTTCGGTTGATTGGGCTGCAGCTACAGCTCCTACGCTGACATCAACGGCCTCTGCGGTAGACATCTTCGTCTTTATGACGCACGACGCCGGCACGACTTGGTATGGCGTTACATCTGGGCAAGCGTTTGGATGAGCGGCACAACTAGAAAATTACTTTCGGTACAACCGAGCGCGGCATACCCCGTTCCCGGCGAGTCAGTGTGGCTAAACAACGGCACCTTCGTTGTGCCGGATGATGTCTACGAGGTGTCTGCTGTCTGCGTTGGGAGCTCTAACGCATCGCCTGCCTCCCCCGGGGAATTTGGTGGCCCCGGGACGCCCGGCGGGGCGCTTTCGTATGGCACGTTTGCAGTAACTCCGGGGGAGTCTTTAACGATTACAGTCGGCATAAGGAACGGCTACTCAACAGCAACTTATAAATCGTCAATAAGCCGAGGCGCTACAAACTTGCTCTCTGCTGGTAGATATAACCAAGTAGGGGGCACTGAACGGCAGGGCGGCGGCAATGGGGGATTAAACGGGAATGGGTCAGGCTCTAACGGCGGCGGCGGAGGTGGTGCTGGAGGTTACTCAGGTAATGGCGGAAACGGCGGAACCGGAACCTACGGGACTAACGGCTCTGGCGGCGCTGGTGGCGGTGGTGGAAAAGCCGCGTCTAGCGTTTCTTTCGGCGGAGGTGTGGGCATAGAGGGTGAAGGCCCAAGCGGGGTTACCTCCTTGAGTGGCCGAGGATCTGCAGGCTCTTACGGTTCTAGAAGTTACGCAGACGATGTACCGGCTGTTTATCCTTATACGTCAGTGGTTTTCGGGGGCGGGGCAAGCGGTGTAAGACGATACCAGACTAGCGGTAAAGATAGCACTCAGGGTGCTGTAAGAATAGTTTGGGGAGAAAATCGCACCTACCCGACTTTCGCCACATGCCGTAAAGAACTTAGCGCGTATGGTTACCTAGACGGGACTTTGGACTTCGATTATAGAAGCCCTACGCTCACCTCTACTGATTACACTGAAGCCACCGTAAATTACACAGGCTATGCGATTACTTCCTCCGCAATATTAACGACCGATGATATCCCCGCTGGAAAGACGGTGGAGTATTTTCTTGTTGGAGGCGGTGGCGGTGGCGGCGGCGGGGGGCAAGGATATCAAGGAGGAGGCGGAGGCGCTGGTGAAGTGCAAGAAGGTACCTTCACTATGCCTTCGAGCGGCGGTTTGTTTTGTTTTGTCGGTGCTGGAGGCGCTGGTGGCGTTACCGAACAGAGAGGAGCCGACGGCGAAATCTCAGCTTTACATCTTACCGACGGAAGCGCACCTGCAATACTGGCGCTAGGCGGCGGATCCGGTGGTGCTAGGTTCGCAACGCTCGGTAATGACGGAGGATCTGGCGGGGGCGGGACGGTTAATAATGCGCTCGGAGGATCTGCTATCGGCACTGGATTTGGTAACGATGGCGGTTCAAACGGTGGGGGCGGCGGTGGCGCTGGCTCTGTTGGGGGCAGCAACTTTGGGGATGGAGGCACCGGAAGGGCTTCTAGTATTGATAATGGGGTTAGTGCGTCCTATGCGGGAGGCGGTGGCAGCGCCTACGGCGGGTCTGGCAATGATGGCGGCGGCAATGGCTCGTCTACTGGCAACGGATCTGCTGGAACCGCAAATACAGGCGGAGGTGGCGGTGGCAGCTTTGCCGGTATAAGCCCGAACTGGGCCTACACCACCGGCGGAGATGGCGGAAGTGGCGTTGTATTGTTACGTTACATTCGATAAGGAGTTGAGATGTTTTACGTCGATTTAAACACGGGTAAATTGAAGACTAGGCTAGAGCTATTGCGCGACTTTCCTAACGTCTCTACGCCAGAAAAATGGGGGGCAAACACTTTGGCTACCTTTGGCGTAGCTGAAGTAGAAAACACTTCTGCCCCAGTTTTTGATGCTTACACGAAGGCTATCCCTGACTCAGCGGAAGAGTATGAAGAGGGGAAATGGCGGGTAGTGCATCGTGCTGAACCTATATTTCAGGAGTACACGGACGATGATGGTGTTACTCATTCGGTTGCAGATCAGCAGGCGGAATATGATGCAAAAGAAATTTCAAAGATGGCTAATGAAGAGAGAGCGGTGCGTGACAATCTGCTAAAAGCCACAGACCATCTTGGCTTGTCTGATTTTACCATGTCTGCCGAGATGACAGCCTATAGACAAGCGCTACGAGACGTACCCCAGCAGGAAGGCTTTCCTGCGACGATTACCTGGCCCACCAAACCCGAGTAAAAAATATGCCTACTACTACAATGTCCTCTATGACGGAGGAGGAGCGCAAGCGCCTGCAAGAAATGCAGCAGAGCCATCAGGGTCTGTTGCGGCAGACGCAACAGCAACAGCCAGCGCCGACTCCGCGGCGTGAGCCTGTCACGATGGCTACAGATTCTCCGGTTGATTACTCCGGCGACATTACCAATCTGTACCAGCAATACCTGGGCAGAGCACCAGAGCAGGCCGGCCTAGATTATTGGACACAAAGCCTGCGCGATGGCGCTTCTATGGATGATGTGCGTTACAACATTGCCAACTCTCAAGAGGGCCTTGGTGTTGCGACTGATCGGGTTACTCAGGCATATCAGAACATATTGCAGCGCGATCCCCGGGAAGAGGGCCTGGCTTATTGGCGTCAGGGCTTACTGGGCGGGCAGACCCAGGAGCAGCTCAACGCAAATATTCGGCAGTCTGCTGAGTTTAATGGGCTGGCGTCCGGGACGATTCGTGGTGCCTTTGGGCAATACCTGGATCGTGAGGCAACGCCAGAGGAGCTGGCAGGCTATTTAGGCCAGGCGACGCAGGGCAGACCCCTCGAGGAGATTGAAGCTGAGATCGCTGGGATGCGGGTAGATACAGTGACGCGCCCGGAGAACACTAATCAGTCATCGGTTGATACAGGGGCGCAAACATCAGTTTCCCAGGCGGCGGATGAGGCTGCGCGTTATGACGCGACTACAGCGGCGGCGTCTGACGCGGCGGATGCGTTAGAGGCTGATGTGACTACCCGGACAGTTTCTCCAGAGGAGACAGTCCAGTTTCAGTTGGATCGGATACTTGGTAGCGACTCTCCTATCTTGCAGAGAGCTCGTACTAGCGGGCTCCAGTTCGCAAACCAACGTGGCTTGCTGAATTCGTCTATCGCGGCCCAGGCTTCTGAAGCGGCTGTCCTGGATGCGGCCACACGGATCGCTGAACAAGATGCGGCTACTTATGCGGGTGCGGCGGCGCAGAGCACAGATGCGCTCAACCAGGGCGCGTTGCAGGACGCTCAGCTTGGCACCAATGTCAGTATGTTTAATGTTGGTGAGACGAACGCGACCAACCGCTTCAATGCTGACTCTATTAATCAAGCCGGTCAGTTCAACGCTAACTCTGCGAATGTCGCCATCCAGAATTTCTTGGATCGGGAAGCTCAGAGATTGTTGCAGGATGACGCACAGCTATTTACTGCTGAGCAGAACCAAGCAGACCGGGAGCTCCGGCAGCTCTTGCAGGCTAGGGAGTTTGACTTCCAGGGCTCGCAGAACAATCTGGATAGAGAGCTGCAAACTGCATTGCAGACCAATCAGCAGGCGTTTGCAGCCAGCCAGGCTGATTTGGATCGCCAGTTCCAGTTCGATTATCAGAGTGTCGATCAGCAGTTCCAGGCCGGTCAGCTTGCGGCTCAGCACGCTTTTGCGTCACTGGAGGCGCAACAGCAAAGAGACTTCGAGGCTTGGCGTCAGACCAATCAAAACGAATGGCTGGCCACGCAAGCTGCGCTCGATCGTGAGTTCAGCACATATCAGGTAAACGCCCAGTCAGCATCTACCGTGATGTTCTCGACTATGGAAGGCATCGCGGCTGTGTACGCTGACCCTAATTTGACGGCATCGCAAAAAACACAAGCCGCTGCAAATTTGATGAATATGGCGCAGACCATGCCGCAGTTCTTGGCGAACATTACCGACCGCATGGATCCGAATTACGTTCCCCCGGCCGGAGGAGGCATGACCGATCCTGCGTCAGCGGCAGAATCGATGGGCCTGACCCAGATTAATGTGCAGGGATACGGCACCCAGCTTTATCAAGGTGCTGACGGCACGGTTTATCAATGGAACACGGCGACCAATCAGTTCGAGGTATTTACTCCCCCGACCCCTGGAGGCGGCTAATCTGAATGATTAGAGAGGCAACGCTGGCGGATGTGCCAGCCATTGTTGATTTAGCAGTAGAGTCAGTAACCCAAAACCCCCTCCCAGTCAGAATTTGCAGAGACTCTATGGCAGAGACAGCCATCGAAGCGATCTCTGGCAATCGTCATTTTGTCTGGGTGTCAGAGATAGATGGCGAAGTAGTTGCCGCCGTAGGGGCGATGTCAGAGCGATCCTTCTGGTATGAGCGCCAGCAGTGCAGTGTGATGCTGTACTACACAAGGGTGCCCGGCGAGGGTGTGAAGCTCCTGAGACAGTTCGGCAAATGGGTGAAGTCCCGCCCAGTCATCAAAGTCGCAGTAATCGAATTAGAACCTGAGGCCGATCCCAGGCTGTTGAAGTTTCTCAGCCGGATCGGCTTCTCCCGTATTTCTATGAATTGCACCTATGTGCGAGGTCAGACATGAGTAAGGTTGTAAAAAAAGTCGGCAAGGTCATCAAGAAAGTCGTGAAGGGCGTTGTCAAAGGCGTCAAGAAGGTCTGGAAGTCGATCAAATCCGGGAAGATTCTCAAGATCGCCGCTATGGCCGGCCTTATTTATTTCGGAGGTGCTGCCCTTTTGGGCGGATTAGGAGGGATGGGGGCCGGAGCCGGAGGGTTTATGGCCGGCGCTAAAGCCGGCGTTGCATCGGCTTGGGGAGGTGTTACGGGTGCTGGTACTGCACTGGCATCTGGAAACATTGCTGGAGCTGGTAGCTCTTTAGCGGGCGGATTCACTGGCGCATACGGAGCTGGGGCGGGCACGGCTGCGGCTAGCCTTGCCCCGATCACTACGGCCACCCCGGCGTATGTTGCCCCTGGTGCGGGTGGCGCTACTGGCGCTGCTGGCACTGGTGCTGCGACCACTGGAAATTACATTACGGGAACGACTGCCCCTGGAGCCACCAGCGGTAACTACCTGACCGGGACTGCTGGCACTGCGGGAGCTCAAGGTGCGGCCGCTCAGGGTGCTACTCAGGCCGCTACGCAGGCGGCGACTACCGGCAACTATCTCACGGGCACATCGGCATTGCAGGCGTCCAGCCCTGGCTTGCTCGGCAGGATTGGCGGCGGTATCGCGAAAACTTGGAACTCGCTAGGGCCATACGGGAAGCTGGGCGCGGTGACGATTGGTGGTCAAGCGCTTCAAGGATACGCCACGGCTAAGGCTCAAGAAGATGCTGAGCGCGAAGCGCTGGCACGTTACCAGGCCAATGTCGGCGGGATGATTTATGCCCCGGTCTACAACCCATACACCGGGCAGTACGAAGTGCCCAATAACGGAGGTGTTGCGTAATGGCTGGCCTATTAAAGAATGAAGCTGCGCCGATGCCAGAACAGCAGTCTATGCCGGCAGAAAGCAGTGCCTCGCTGGATGACCCCGCTCTTGAGCAGGCCATTAACTACATGGGCAAGAAGCTGTACTCGGAAGATTTAGCGGAAGAGATTGCGGGGATGTTCAGTCAGTCTGAGATCGCCCAGCCTAAGCTGTTGGCGATGGCTGCGATGAAGATTGCAGAGTCCTCGGATGTCGAAACGGATGGCGACATCAAAGAAGAGAACCTATCGATCCTGGGGATGATGGCACTTAATGAGGTGGTAACGATTGCAGAAGCGTCCGGGGTACAGATTGCCGGCGCTGAAGTTTCCGCTGCCTTCAAAGAGATGGTCATTATGTTCGCGCAAGACCAGGGGCTATCCCCGGAAGAGATCGGCGGACTGAAAGAGGCGATGGCGCAAGTAGATGATGCGGAGCTTGCCGCAGAAGCGGAGGCGCTGCCGGATGATTATGACGAAATGTTGCCGGACGAAGATGTGCCGGTAGGCGACAGAGAGATGGGGGCCTGATATGGCGAGTAGAGGATTGCTTGGTGCGCTCGGCGGATTGGGTGCAGGGGTATCTCAGGTGGCCGGCACGCTGTTCAGCGTCGAGATTGAGAAGGATCGCGAGGCCCGGTTACAGGCTATTGAGGACAAGCGTTACGCACGATCAAGGGAGGATTCACTTGCTGACTACCAGAGAGCGCGCACAGATCAGCTTGCTGATATTGCGTCTCAGCGCGAGTTCCAGACAGGCTTGCTAGAAAAAGAGCAGAATTTTCAGCGAGAGACTGCTAACACCAAGTTTGGTCAGCAAGTGGCTTTGCAGACACTGGGCGAGGCTCAGCAGAAGAGATTGATCGAATTCGGCCAGGAGTTCCCGGATACTCAGCTAGGCAAGTTAATCCAGGAGCGCGATAAGTATGAGCCAGGCTCTGCTGAATACAATCAATATCAGCAACAGATCAATCAGTCTCAACTTATCCAAAACACCAATCCGTATACAGGCGCTACGAGCATAGGCATCCCGGTCTATGACGAGAACAATAATCTGACTGATGTTCAAGAGGTTGTTACGTTCGGGGGGCTGGGTGACATGACTGGATCGTCAGCAGGACGGACACCACCACCAGCCCCTGAGGCTCCTGAGATAGATCAAGCAGAGCTTCAAGAACAGATCGATGCGATAGAAGCCATGCCGGAAGATGAAAACGGAATGATTGATCTCGGTCGCGGGCCTATCAACAAAGCGCAGTTATTGCAGAAGCTAAGAGGCGGGTTGGCGGCTTCTGCCCCGCCAGGGTCTACCTCGCGATTCGCTATCGATCGACTCGGCTAATACCCGGCACTAATCCCAGTCAAAAACCTTTTTACCTTCTGTAGAGGGATGGATTCGTATGGCCTCAAAACCTCAATTTGGCGCTGATTTTTTAGATTTCGCTTATGGCACACCCAGCCAGCCCAGCGCCGGGGGATTCAGTAATCAGTTTCTGGATTTCGCTTACGGGCCTCAGCAAGAGGAAGAGCGAGGCTTTTTTGTCAACGCGCTAGTGAGCGCTGGCGAGCGCGGCAGCGAAATAGCCAGTAACTTTGTGCAAGGTTTAGGCACGATTGCAAAAGCCGGCGAAAACTTCCTGGCGGATACAACAGGTATCAACCCGTACATCGAGTTTGGCGAAGATGGCATTTCTTTCGATCTGTACGCCAAGCCAGAAGAAACGGGCAACCTCTTGGGCACATTGGGCGAGCCGATCGAGCAAGACTTTGGTGCTACAGCAAACCGCCGATTCACCTGGGAAAACTTCAAGGGTGCTGATGGTGAGGTTTCGATTGATGACTTTTTAGACTTCAAGGCGTTGGGTGGTTACATCCTAGAGTCTGGCATCCATTCTGCCCCAGACATGATTGCGGCGATTACGTCTTATCCGGTCTATATGCTGTCTCTTAGCCAGGAACTTGGAGAAGAGCGAGCCCGCAATAAAGGGTTGACTGAAGCCAGTATACGGGAGGTGGCAGAGGCCGCTCCCGCCGCTATAGCCACAGCCGTCCTTGAGCGACTAGGTGCGAGAGGAATTTTAGATACTGCCGGGCAGGGTTTCGGCAAGGGTCTGCTAAAAGGCGCAACCAAAGAAGCAGGCACTGAATTCCTGCAGGAGCAAGCCCAGTACGCTGGTGAGGTGGTTGGCACGCCGGTAGGCTTTGACCTAAGCACCAGCCTGGACAGAGGTATCGCTGGCGCGGTTGCTGGTGGCGGTATTGGTGCGGCTGGTGGCGCAGTGTCTGGGACATTGCGATCAGCTCCGTATGACCCGTTCGCCGGCAAGGAGCCCGGACAGGTTCTGCAAGAGCTGCAAGATCGCGTTGCCGCATTGAACGCCAGAGTAGAAGAGGGCCTCACTCCGGGCTACTCCCTCGAGGAGCAGAGAGCCGCGATTGAGGCGGATGCTCGTCAAGCCAGTATTGCCTTCCCAGACTTTACGTTTGATCTAGGCTCCATTCTCGACCCTATCTCAGTGGCTGCCAGAGCGGGCCAGGCTGAAGCTAGAGCGCAGGGTGGGGATGGGTTAGACCAGGCTACTAACGCTGCTGCGCTGGCCTCTCAAGCCGCCTCACAGCCTCGCACAATAGAGACACCCACCACCCAAGCTGTCATTGAGACAGACTCCCCTCAGATCGCTGACACTCTCGAGCAGCAAGTCCAGGAAACCGAAGCCCGCCGGCAAGATCAGATCGCTGCGCTTACTCCCGGTGTGGATCTGATTTCATCTCTCCGAGCCAGCCTTAATAAAGCCATCATCACCGCGAGACGCGAGCAGAGAGCCCTGGGCGATAGCGATCCACA